ACTTTATTTTCACTACAACATTAACAACAAAACTTATCTTTCACCACAATCTTTTGGTAGACCAGACCCTATTGTAGAGTTTGCAGATAAACTAAAAAGAATGGGTGATAAAGAAGATTGGAAGGCTGCAAAAGCTATGGAACCAAAGTTAAGAACTTTCGTACCTGTTATCGTTAGAGGTGAAGAAGGTGAGGGAGTAAGATTTTGGGGATTCGGTAAAACTGTATATCAAGAAATTCTTGGTTATATTGCAGACCCTGACTATGGTGATATCACCGACCCAACAAGTGGTAGAGATTTAACAATCGAGTACAAATCAGCAGAAGAAGCTGGTACTACTTATCCAACTACTACAATCAGAGTTAAACCAAGTGAAACTGCATTAAGTGAAGATTCTGCAAAAGCAACTTCATTTTTAGAAGGTCAAACTGAAATAACTGATTTATATTCAGAGTTATCTTACGATGAATTAAAAGGAGTGTTAGAAGGTTGGTTAAATCCAACTAATGAATCAGAAGAACAATCTGTATCACAACAAAATTTAACAACTTCATCAGAAACTAAAACTGAAACTAAATCAGAGGAAACAACTACATCTTCAGATTCAAAGAAAACAGAAGATGTTGCAGCAGCATTTGATGATTTGTTTAACAACTAAACCTAACTAAATGGCGAAGAAAAAAGAAATGGATTTAGCGGATATCCTAGCGGGTGAGCTAAACAAACAATCAAAAGATTCAAAAGTAGCATTCTTTTTAGATGATGATACTGCCCCTACAAATGTAGAAGGGTGGATATCGACTGGAGCTGCTATGTTGGATGTTGCCATTTCCAATCGCCCTTATGGTGGTTTACCTGTTGGTAGAATCACAGAAGTTACTGGTTTGGAACAAAGTGGAAAATCATTACTATCTGCACACCTTTTAGCTGAAACACAGAAACAAGGTGGAGTTGCGGTATTGATTGACACAGAAACTGCAGTAAGTAGAGAATTTTTAGAAGCTATCGGTGTGGATGTATCTAAACTTCTTTATGTAACCGCAGATTCAGTTGAACAAATCTTTGATTTTACTGAAACAATCATTGAGAAAGTGCGTGAAACTTCAAAAGATAAAATTGTTACTATCGTAGTAGATTCAGTTGCAGCAGCATCAACTAAATCAGAACTAGCGGCTGATTATGGTAAAGATGGATATGCTACTGATAAAGCAATTATTATCTCCAAAGCAATGAGGAAGATTACCAATATGATTGGTAGACAGAAAATTACTTTGGTATTTACTAATCAGCTTAGACAGAAGATGAACGCAATGCCTTTTGGTGACCCATGGACAACTTCGGGTGGTAAAGCACTAGCTTTCCATGCCTCTGTAAGATTGAGATTGAAGGGAATGGGACAAATCAAAATGAAGGTAAACGGCAACGATAAGGTTGTTGGAATGAAGGTTCGATGTCAAGTAGTAAAGAACAGAATGGGTCCTCCATTGAGAGCAGCCGATTTTGAAATTTACTTTGATAGAGGAATCGATAATTATGGTTCATGGCTTAAAGTTATGAAAGACAATAAATTAGTTAAACAAGCAGGTGCTTGGTACACATATATTGATACTGAAACTGGTGAAGAACTCAAATTTCAATCAAAAGATTTCATTGAATTAATGGAAGATAGAGATGATGTAAGAGAACAGATTTATAAAAAGATTTGTGAAGAATCAATTCTACAATACAAATCAGATACCTTGGATATCGATAGTATGGAAATTGATACCGAAGTACCAGAATAAAAATTCAATATGAGTAAATTAATTACAATGTTGAGAAAGAGTGCCGAGGCTGATAAAGCTAAGGCACTTCTATCTCTTGATTTATTAGATAAGAAGAGTGTTGGTATTGGTGACCACTCTACTGAAGATTTCTACAAAAATGCTGAAGAAGCATTATCATTACTTGCTGATTCTTTAGATAGATTAGAAGCACTTAATGTGTATGAGAGTACATCAGATAACAAAGAACTTCTTACATGAAAGAACTCTACAAGAACATTTTAGAATCGGTTGAAAAAGACCATAACCAAAATATCGATAAGAACCGAAATGATAGGGTTCTAATTATCGATGGTTTAAATACATTTATCAGATGTTGGTCATCCATTCCTACAATGAATGATGATGGTGACCATGTTGGTGGTGTAACTGGTACTTTAAAATCTATTGGATATGCCATTAGACAAGTTCAACCGACTCGTGTTGTTGTAGTATTTGATGGGAAAGGTGGTTCTCAACAAAGAAAGAAAAGATTTAGTGGATATAAAGCACAAAGAGATTCAAATAAACTTCGAGTAAATCGTCAGTATGCTGATTTGATGAACGATGAGGATGAAAGAGAATCTATGAAAAGACAATTCGTTTGGTTAAACGAAATGTTACATGGGTTACCAATCACCAACATGATATATGATGGTGTAGAGGCTGATGATATCATGGCTTATATAACCACTAATCTCTTAAAAGAGAACGAACAAGCGGTAGTAATGTCAACTGATAAGGATTTCCTTCAATTAGTTAATGATACTACTATCGTTTGGTCTCCCACCAAAAAGAAGATGTACAATACATCTTTGGTAAAAGAAGAATATGGTATAGAATCTAAAAACTTATTACTTTACAGAGTGTTAGATGGAGATAAATCAGATAACATACCTGGTGTTTATGGATGTGGAATCAAAACTTTAGTTAAAAGGTTTCCTGAAATAACAGGTGAAGAAGAATTATCAATAGATGATTTGTTTAAACTTTGTGAAATAAAAGTAGAAGAAACAAAAGGAAAGATTAAAATTTATAAAGATATCCTTGAATCAAAAGACCAAATACTTCTAAATAAAGATTTGATGCAGTTACAAGATGTAGATATATCAGGTCAAATTAAAATGAAGGTATTAGATAGATTTAATGAATCTACCAACCCTTTAAACAAAATAGATTTTATGAAAATTCTATTGAAATACAAAGTAGTAAATAATTTTGGGGATATAAACGATTGGTTAAAAACAACATTCGGAAATTTAATTATAAAATAATTTGGTATTCTCAAATAATTTTCGTATCTTTGTAAAAGTTTTATATTAGAGTCAATGCAAGAAACAGTAGATACATTATCAAAATATGGGCAATCCTTTCAATCAAAGGTTGTATCTGCACTTTTAACTGATAATAAATTTCTCGATACAATTAGTGAAATAACCACATCAAAGTTCTTTGAGAACGATGCAAATAAGTGGATTATATCAGAGATAATAGAATATCATAATGAATTTAGAAAACCTCCCACACTTGATGTATTTAAATCACAATTATCTAAAGTAGATAATGAAATACTTAAGAAAACTGTTGTAGACCAATTAAAGCATGTTTACACACAAGTTGGTAATGTTGATTTAGATTACATCAAAAAAGAATACAAAGAGTTTTGTATTAATCAAAACCTTAAAGGAGTAATCCTACGTTCAGTTGATTTATTAAAAGCTGGTTCTTATGATAGAATCAAAGATTTAGTAGATAATGCCATGAAAGTTGGTCAACAAACTGATTTGGGTATGGATTATATCGAAGATTATGATGAGAGGATGGAAGATTTAAAAAGAACAACAGTTCCAACCAAATGGGAACCAATCAACGATTTAATGGATGGTGGATTAGGACCAGGTGAATTGGGAGTAGTTGTTGCACCTTCGGGTGTTGGAAAGACATGGATTCTCACCGCAATTGGTGCAGAAGCTGTTCGGAAAGGTTTGAGTGTGGTACATTATACAATGGAATTATCAGAGCACTACGTTGGTGCTAGGTACGATACTGTATTTACAGGTATTCCCTCGGCAGATTTGAAAGAGAAGAAGGAAGAGGTTAAGAGTAAAATCAAAAATCTTCGTGGGAGATTATTAGTTAAATATTTCCCACCTAAAGGTGTTACAGTAAAGAAGTTACAGCAACATATCGAGAAGATGGTTACGTTAGATAACAAGCCCGATGTTATCATAGTTGATTATGCTGACCTCCTATTATCCCATTCCAATAAGTCAGACTCTACTTATCAGGAACAAGGGGGAGTTTATATAGACCTTCGAGGAATGAGTGGTGAATTGGAAATACCAATATGGACTGCTTCTCAAACCAACCGTTCAGCTATCGATTCCGAAGTTATTGAAGCAGATAAAATTGCTGATTCATATGCAAAAGTAATGAACGCTGATTTCATTATGAGTTGGAGTAGAAAGAGTAAAGATAAACTCAATAATACTGCAAGAGCACACATTATGAAAAACAGATTTGGTCAAGATGGAATTACTTTTCCTTGTAAGATGGATACCAACACAGGATATATCGAAGTTTACGATGGAACATCTCCAGATGGAGTTATTGCACAGAAAGAAGCTGCAAGTGGACAATTAGAAACAAAAAAACTTTTACATAAAAAGTATGTAGAAAATATGGGGTAAGGGTATCAAAAAATTATCACACCCTATCTTTAAAAATGAGCAAAATATAGAATAATAAAAAAGTTTAAAATTTAACGAAAAAAAGTTTTTCGTTTTTGAATATATATGATAATTATAAACACCGACCTTATCAAAAGGTCATTTACATTAACAATTAATACGGAATAAATTTATGGCAAATTCACAAGAAATCTTCGAACAAATTAGTGAGTTATATACTCAATTCGAAACAGAACACAATTCAACTACTAAAGCAGGAAAATCAAGAGCTAGAAAAGCAATTGGTGAAATTAAAAAACTTGTAACAGATTACAGAAAAGCATCAGTAGAAGAAAACAAATAAGGTTATAACATGAGTAAATTATTCCAAGAAAGAATTCCTTTCAAACCATTCGAATATCCAATCTACTATACAGAAGGTTGGTTGAAACAGGCACAAGCATTTTGGCTCCATACTGAAATACCCATGCAAATGGATGTTAAAGATTGGAACGAAACACTTACACCTGCAGAAAAGAATTTGGTAGGAAATATCTTACTTGGGTTTGCTCAAACCGAATGTGCAGTTTCTGATTATTGGACTACGATGGTAACCAAGTGGTTTCCTAAACATGAGATAAGACAGATGGCGATGATGTTTGGTTCACAAGAAACTATTCACGCTACTGCATATTCATACCTTAATGAAACATTAGGATTAGAGGACTTCGAAGCATTTTTGCATGAACCTGCAACTGCCGAGAAGTTCGAACTCCTAACTTCAACAACGGCTGATTGGACACATGAAGATTTACAAACCAACGAAAAAGCAAGACAAGAAGTTGGTAGAAGTTTGGCAATCTTTTCAGCATTCGCAGAGGGAGTATCTTTATATTCTTCTTTTGCAGTACTTTACTCATTTCAAATGAGAAACAAACTTAAAGGTATTGGACAACAAATGAAATGGAGTGTAAGAGATGAATCTCTACATTCTAAAATGGGTTGTCAATTGTTCAGACATATGTGTGATGAATATCCAGAATTGTTAGAACAATGTAAAGATTCAATCGAAGAAGCTTCAAAACTAATTGTACAACTTGAAACTCAATTCATCGATAAAATGTTTGAGATGGGTAATTTAGAAAACCTTGATAAAGAAGATTTGAAAGAATTTATCAAAGATAGAACAAATCAAAAACTACAAGAACTTGGATATCAACCTATCCACGAGTTCAATAAAAAGAAAGCAGAAAATCTTGAGTGGTTCTACCACTTGACTGGTGGGTTAACACACACCGACTTCTTTGCAATCAGACCTACTGATTACTCCAAAGCAAACGAAGGTGAAGATTGGGATGATTTATTTTAATAAACAATAAGTTATGACATTAAACGAATTAGAAGTTAAGATTCGTAATTGGGCGATTGAACGAAACATTGATAAGAGTGAGAACGCACCAAAACAGATGATTAAGATTATGGAAGAGTTGGGAGAAACCTCTGCAGCACTTCTAAAAAAGAATGAACCTGAATTGAAAGATGGTATTGGTGATATACTTGTAACAGTTATTATCTTCGCACAACAATTAGGTTACACTCCTGCTGAATGTTTAGAAGCAGCTTGGAATGAAATAAAAGATAGAAAAGGAAAAACCGAAGGTGGAGTTTTCATCAGAGAAAAATAGATTACAATAAAATAAATAATATAAAATGGCTAAAACAAACTACGGCGAGGAATTCGGCTGGGAACTTGATGTTGATTTTCCATCGTGGGCAAATACTGAAATATATGTAAAAACTATATCTAAAGGATATTTGTTACCAGGTGAAAAACCCAAAGATGCTTATTGGAGGGTTGCAACAAGAGTTGCTCAACGATTAAACAAACCACAAATGGCAACCAAGTTTTTTGATTACATTTGGAAAGGTTGGTTAAATCTTGCAACACCAGTTCTTTCAAATACTGGTACTGATAGGGGATTACCTATTTCTTGTTTTGGTATTGATGTTGCCGATTCTATTTACGATATTGGTAAAAAGAATTTAGAACTAATGTTACTTGCAAAACATGGTGGTGGAGTTGGTATTGGTATCAATCAAATCAGACCAGCAGGTTCCAACATTACAGGTAATGGAACATCTGATGGTGTAGTTCCATTTACAAAGATATATGATTCTACAATCCTTGCAACTAACCAAGGTTCAGTTAGAAGAGGAGCAGCATCGGTTAACTTAAACATCGAACACGATGATTTTGAAGAGTGGTTAGAAATCAGAGAACCTAAAGGAGATGTAAATAGACAATCACTTAATCTACATCAATGTGCAGTAGTAGGTGATAAGTTTATGAGAAAACTTCAAGATGGAAACGAAATTGCAAGAAGAAAATGGGGTAAACTACTTCAAAAGAGAAAAGCAACTGGTGAACCTTACATTATGTTTAAGGGTAATACCAACAAAGCAAATCCTGAAATGTACAAAAAGAATGGATTGAAAGTTCACATGACAAATATCTGTTCAGAAATTACATTACATACAGATGAAAACCACTCATTCGTTTGTTGTTTATCATCAATCAACTTAGCAAAATATAATGAGTGGAGAGATACAGATTTAATTTATACTGCAACTTGGTTTTTAGATGGTGTACTTTCAGAGTTTATCCAAAAGGCAAAAAACATGAGAGGATTCGAAAACTCTGTTGCATCTGCTGAAAAGGGTAGAGCATTAGGATTGGGAGTTTTAGGATGGCACACATATCTACAACAAAATGGTATTCCATTTGAAGGTATGGAGGCACAATTTGAAACTCGTAAAATCTTCTCACAAATAAAAATTGAATCAGAAAGAGCTTCAAGAGATTTAGCAACAGAATATGGAGAACCACTATGGTGTAGAGAAAGTGGATTTAGAAACACACACTTAAGAGCAGTTGCACCAACAGTTAGTAACTCTAAATTGGCTGGTAATGTATCGGCTGGAATTGAACCATGGGCAGCAAATGTATTCACCGAACAAACTTCTAAAGGAACTTTCATTAGAAAGAACAATGAGTTAGTAAAGGTATTAAGAAAAGCAGGTATCAATAATAAAGAAACTTGGGATAAGATTCTTGAAGATGGTGGTTCAGTACAAGATATAAAAGAATTAGATGAATGGTGTTATCTTGATGGTAAAATGGTACTATGTAAAGATATTCAAAATGGTGATAGAGATAAAATCTACCCTGTCAAGGATGTGTTCAGAACGTTTAAGGAAATCAACCAAATGGACTTGGTTAAACAAGCTGGTGTAAGACAACAGTACATTGACCAAGGAGTTTCCTTGAACTTGGCGTTCCCATCTATTGCATCCCCAAAATGGATTAACCAAGTTACATTAGAAGCTTGGAAGCAGGGAATCAAAACGTTATATTATATGAGAACTGAATCAGTTCTTCGTGGTGATATAGCAACACGAGCTGTAGACCCCGATTGTGTTGCGTGTGATGGATAATTAATTTAATAGGAGAAAAAAATGATTGAAGTAAAAAAATTCTACGCAGAATGGTGTGGACCATGTAAAATGTTAACACCTTTAATGGAAAAAATAAAACCAAGTTATTCAGATGTATCTTTTAGAGATATTAACATTGATGAAGAGTTTGAAGTAGCTCAAAAATATTTTGTAAGGTCAGTACCAACTGTTATTATTGAACAAGATGGTAAAGAAGTTGGTAGATATGCAGGACTTCAATCAGAGATGACTTACACAAATGCTTTAAATGAACTAAAAAGTGCCTAAAATATTTGGCAGTCTCGAATATTTTTTGTATATTTGTATTATATTAAAAAGTAAATTATGTTAAACCGTTACGATGAAAAACAACTCGAAGAAAACTATAATAAGTTTATTGAGGCGTTAAAGAAATCGTTTGATGGAGAACGATTAGAAAAATTACTCCATATGTACTCAATGGAAGAATTAGGTCCAAACCTAATGTTATCCCCTGCAAGTGGAAATGTAAACTACCACAATGCTTACGAAGGTGGTTATCTTGACCATGTTATGAATGTGGCTAGAAATTCACTTCGTATGATGAAACTTTATCAAGAAGCAGGTGGTACTGTTGATTTCACACAAGAAGAATTACTTTTCTCTGCTTTCCACCATGATTTAGGAAAGTTGGGTGAGAAAGGTAATATGGCTTATAAACAACAAACATCAGATTGGCATGTAAAAAATCGTGGAGAAGTTTATACTTGGAACGATGATATTAGTTACATGACACATACTGATAGAACTTTCTACCTATTATCTCAATACGATTTAAAATACACAGAAAAAGAATTCTTTGGAATTAAACTTACTGATGGTATTTACGATGAAGATAATATGAAATATCTAAAGACCTTTGATATTAAAAAGGCACAAAGAAGTAACATCGGTCATGTACTACATTTTGCAGACCACATGAGTACTCTTATCGAAAGAGACTTTGTACGAAATGCACCATTTTAATGAATATAGAAGAACTATGGTTTTT